AGAATAATTATTTTTTTCATATTTTTAATTTGGTACATCACACGCAGTGTAATCATTAACAACAATAAAATCAAAAGTAAACGTAACGCCAGTCAAATAATCTTCAAACTTTTCCTCAACCTTTGTCCAACTCACACTTGTACTAATTGAATATTGTTTGAATTGTTGCCTTAATACATTCACGACATCAGCACCGACAAGGTGCATCGCATTACTCACATCATATTCAAATTCATTATCAACGCCACTTTTGTCAAGCAACCACATTTCAATCGTATAAACCAACTCACGACCTGCGTTGTATTGTCCGTTTGCAATGTCAAAACTTGCATTTGGAAATTCAGGTTGTTCGTTCCAAAACAACCAATTTACTGGCGGACTTGCAATGACTGATTTTATCATTTTGTTTGCCTGAAGTATGGTTGTGATTTCCGTTATGACCTCGTTCCTTGTCATTGAATTTTTGCTTTACTTTTTCTATGTATTCTTTCTTGTATCCTTTGCTCATAATTATCTATAAAGGAATGTGAACAATTCACCTGCCATTGCAACATCTCCAGTCGGCAACCTAACTACCTGACCATTGATTTGCAAATATGCAGTATCAGCCGTTGGTGTTGTTGTTATGCCTTTTGCCAATCCACCACGTGATGCAACCAATACTGAACGTCCTGCAAGTGCAACAACATTGAATGTCGTTTCATTTCCAACCGCAGTGTAATATACAATCAACGGACTTGAATAACCGCTTGAACTATTGACATAACGTGGATTCTGTGATTCATAATCTTGACCTAAATAAATAGGACAATTATACGCCTTTTCTTCAGGGAATATAACGTCAAACCCACTACCAGTATTGAAATACTCATAATACAAAACATAGTTTTCCTGCAAATATTTTATCAATCGCGTCTTGTAAAATTCAGCCATTGACTGATATTTCTGTTCAATCAATTCCAAATCTGCACGTGATGGTGTGTTACTTTCTTCACTTGTCTTTTGCAGAAAACCTTTGCTGAATAATTGATAACCCATTGTGATAGGCAACATACTCATTGTGTACCAAATCAATGCGTCTGTTATGTAATCATCAATCAATGTTTTTTCATTGTTAGTTAGATTGTCGGCATCAATGCCGTCTTGCAAACGAAGGTATAATCTACTCCCCAACGCAGGTTGAATGTAAATATCACCTGCGACTTTAATCATCGGAAACAACTGCTTTGCATCAATAGCATTTGATGCACCAGTACGTTCTTTGAAAAGTTGTTCAGTTATGAATAAGACGTTTTTGCTCATTTTATTTTTTTGTTACAAGGTTAGAAACCCATTGATGTCTGCATTGTTCAGACCTTTCACCATTCGGCATTGTCCACCATCCACCAACTCTATCAAAAACAGAATAACCCAAACGCACACTCAAACTTTCAATATCTGCCCTACTCCAAAACTTTCCTGCATCACTCATTTCAACCATCTTTTTGCAGAATGGTCGTGATGTTTTCAAATCACTATTATTGAAACCCAAACGCCATTCGTAAGAATACATAATCTTGAATTCAATGTCTGCGTTGTCACCTGCTAATTCACTCACTGGTTTCAAAACTTCATACGTTGGTTCAACGTTTATCTTTGATTTCACAACCCTTAAAACCTTGTCAGCAATGAAATTTTTGATGATATTCTTCACATCATCAACATCAACTTTCAAAGATTTCGCAATCGTTTCAGGTGTTACATTTCCCTTTTCTTTTGTCAAAATACTTAACACATTTGCTTCAAGTTGGTCAAGTTCAATGGCAAAAGATTCATTAACGCCTTTTGATTTTACAACCTTAAATTCGTTTTTTTTTGAACCTATCTTTGACAATTCCTGCAACAAAAATTCATCAGGATGCATACTGAATTGCTGAACCTCATCATCAGTTAATGGTGAATCATCTATTCCCAAAAATGTGTTCACATCTTCATCACTAAAACCAAAACCACTTTTCAACATCAATGATGCTTGTTGCTTATTTAGTTTGCCGTTTCCGAACTGCCTAACAATACGCATCACGTTTTGATATTGTCTGCCACTCAAATTCCTGATGGCATCGTTTGCTTTCATCGGAACTTCCGACTGCGTTGGTGCTGACACATTTGGTGCAACAACTGCTTCCTTACCATCTGAAGTTACTTCGCCGACTTTCAAAGGTTCACGCCCCATCAATTCACGAATTTCATTTTGTGTCAGATTCGCTGCAATAACATCTTGTGTAAATTCAAATTTCAATGGTTCAACTGGTCTTATATGATATACACCTTGCTCACCTGAAAGATTTCTGATTTTAGTGAATACAAATTCAAACTCTTGTTGCCTTTCTGATACATAAGTATTGTTCCAAATCTCTTAAGCATCTCGGATTTCATTGCGCTGACCTAACGAACCACTCGTACTAATACCATGCAACACTGGACTGATGATTTGATGTGCAACAAATATTTCTTGTTGAATCAAATTATTTACGTTCGTGAAATCCTCTTTTGTCAATGTGCTTGTTCCCAATGGCACAATTTCCGCAGCGTTATCCCTACTCTTATTGAACATGATAACAACACGCTTACCACTATCGCCAGTGAACTTTTTGAGCAATCCGCGTTCAATTTCACCGCGCTTTTCTTCATTGATAGGGTCACCATTATTCAAATTGATTAACGTGCTACCAACAAAAGATTGCTTTGCCATTCCTAACAAATGCCTTGAAACCTCAATGTCTGATTCAATGTAGTTCAAACCCTGAAAGTAAGATGGCAACGGATAAACTTCACTCGTTGGATTGTATTCCTTTTTGTAAAATATCTGTGAACCATACGGATTGTTGATGTTGAACGCATCATACACACGCATCTTTTCCTTAAAATCTGACCAATCGTTTTTGATAAAAAACTTTGTCAAATCTTTACTTACACGAACCTTTGAAAACTCTATGTGGTAAACTTCCTGAATTTGCTTTGCACGATTCCAAATTACCTGCAAATAATAACCGCGAAACAACTCATCATCAGCAATACATTTCTTCAAAACCTGATTCCATGATTCACCTGCTGAATTACACGCACCATTATCTTCAAAACCTTTTCCGTAAATATAACCAGTTTTTGATTTTACAATACTACCATGCTTCGGTGATTCATTGTAAAGGTCAAGCAAGTATTTTGGATAGTCATTATCCTTTCCAAATTCAACATAACCTTTGCCTTTCTTTTCCTCAAATTTTGGTTGTTGTGCTTGGTCAAACTGCAAAACAATATGACTATAAGTATTATCCATTGTAAACTTTGAATTGGTTTGATTGTTCGTTGTATTTTATCGGTGCGTATTCAGTCGCAGGATTTAGTTTCATATATCCAGTTTCCAAAACCGCAGTCGTTGGAACTACATTGTTCGCCGTTGCAACTTGTATTGTGTATGTGTAAAATCCCTCTATAAAAGTATCAAAAAAATCATCAACATCAAAAGTAAATTTTTGAAACCTTGCTTTTGTGCTTAAATTATTTAACCACATTTGTTTGACGTCATTTGTGGTTCTATTCGTGAATTTGAAATAATAAAGTGCTGCGCCACCACCATTTGTCGTGGTGTAGATTGATTCCGTTTGTCCTTTAGTTAGATTTATCATAAACAAAAAAACCACCGACTTTGTCGGTCGGTGGCTATTTTTCAAAGGTTAGCAAATTAAGCCGTTCCTGCAGTTTCCAATGTTGCAGCGATGTTCGCAGGTACAACAAGGAAATCTTCGGTTTCTTGTGATGAGAATTTCAAAACGTATCCGTTTCTGTCAGCAAGTGCAGTTCCTGAACCGCCTTCAGATGAATCCATAAACAGACCGAATGATTTACCAAACATTCTGTAAACACCATCACCTTCAAGAGTGACGAATGTCAGACGATTGGAAGCAAGTGTTGCAACGATATTTCTCATAGTTGCGTTACGCTGATTGATAGGGAACTCAACCTGATGTGTGTAGAAAATAGTTCCGTTTTCTTGACTGGCAGTGATACCATTCATAGTCATTGCGGTAGCACGCGGAACTTCAAATTTCCAAAACTTCTTACCACTCTTTTTATTCAATGCAGTAATCGTTCCTGATGCTGAAGTGATTGTTGAATTACCTGATGCGTCATAAAGATTTGCATTTTCAATCAACCATATTGTCTGAACGCCACCGACTGAATCGCGACATTCTATTGTGTAACCTGATGTAATTGCGCAAGGCATAATATTTAATTTTTAAGTTTATGAAAAAGGTGGTGTATTTCTCACCACCCTTTTATTTATTTACCGAACCGATATTAGATACCAGCAACGAACTTCACACACTCGTTTGTGAATGCAACGTTCACACCCATTTTGAAATTGACTCTGAAACGTACATCGTTGTTATCTTCAGAATACCACATTTTGTAGTTGTTTTCTTCATCAACCAAATCAACCGCAAGTGCGATGTTTGACAAACTGATTGCAAATGCATCACCAGTTCCGTTCAAACCATTCACGCTAACGATTTCAATGTTAGTACCGGGAAGAATGAATGTTGCAGCCTGAGAATCTTGTGGATTGTAGCTAAACAGATTCAATGCTCTGTAAGCCATTATGAGCAATCTGTACCAATCATTACCAACGAAGATTTTC